GATTTAAAAAATACTGAAAACGTTTGACTAAGCACGTATTTTTTATATAAAATGTAACCAATGATAGCCGTAGGGATTAACCACCAATTTTTTTGCATATTACTGAATTAGGATAAAATTACGACAAATCCACAAAACCACCAATTTTACCTAAAAATTGATAAATTTTCCACTTGTGGATAAAAATTCGGGTAAATGTGCAATGTTGTGAATACAAAATGTTATTTTTGTTTCTCTAGAGAAAAAAAATAACATTCAACATACCCCTAAAATCACTTAAAAAAGTAACTTTTTTCACCTTTAGAATAGATATATTAAAAATATATTTGGTAGATTGAAAATAATTAGTAGTTTGCATCTGATATAATTTTAAACTGACATTTAAACCCATCAAAAATGCAAACCCAGCTTTACACAGACAGTTCGTCTGTTCTCCACGAAATTTCAAGATTGATTAAAAAAAGGGATGATTTAAAACTGATCTATTCCTTTACAAATTACCGTAACGTTAAGATTTTATTTAGTTCAACAAATTCAGATGGTGTTGAACAAATGATCTGGTTAACTAATGAAATGATGCCTTTTCATCTACCTAATGAAATAGCTAATTTATTAGAAGATGCCATAGATGAATACGAAAAAGACATACAGACTTTAAATTTTCACCTTAAAAATTTATAGTTATGAAAACACACTGGTACTTAGGATATAAGATTTTTGAAAGTTTATTTGATAAACTTAATCCTAAAATATTTATAGTACAGCTGGATATGTCTGAACATTTTAGTTTGACATCTGCACAATGCCATTTAGATTACCTTTTAAAATAAACCTATGAACACCTACACACAACCAGCATACCCAATTATGCCACTTCAAGACAATTTCCAAAGATTAGTAGTACCAGTAGCTGGTATATCTAAAGTAGAATTATTTGCACTTGAAATTTTCAAATGCTATATGGTTAGCAATGCCGATGGCACAGATAATGTCATTGAATTAATGCACACTAGTATAGATCAAGCTGTGGATTTCTTAAAAAAATTAGATGTTAAAATTAAAAATTTAAACGATGACAAAGATACTGCGTTGGCTATTTTTGACCGTTAATGGTCAAGGACTTTTAATAATAATAATGGCTTTATTAATGACTGCACTACTAGAAAGGATATGAACGAAACTGACAAACAAATCTCGATTACCGAACTACTAGCTAAAAGATCATATAACCCAGACTACATACCAAATAAAGAAAATATAGTTTTTACCATTTCTGGTAAACACGTAGGATCTTTACAGAACTTTTGTGTGTATTCTGGGTTACCGTAACTTAAAGCTGGAAAATCCACGTACATAGCTGCATTAATTGCTAGTGCCTTTGTACCGTATGATGTATTTAGTATGAAATTGCATTTGCCTACGGATCGTAGGAAACTATGCTATTTTGATACTGAAAGCAGCGACTATGACTTTTTTAGACAGATTAACAAAATAAAGGGATTTTGTGAAATGTCGGTATTACCAGACTATTTCAATGCTTACCAAGTACGTGAAGATGGATCTGGACTAATTAGGCGGATGATAGAAACGTATCTGGATGCTAACCCAGACTGTGCTGTGATCATTATTGATGGCTTACTGGATCTACTGGTTAACTATAATGATGAGAAAGAAAGTAGCCTACTTACCAAATGGTTAAAAAAAATAACTAAAATATACAACGTGCTGCTGGTAACTGTACTGCATCAATCTAAATCTAATTTGTCCACTACTGGTCATATAGGATCTGCTAGTGATCGTTTTGCACAATCTACCCTAGACATAGTAAAGGAAAAAGAAAAAAATGCTTATGTGCTTACCAGTCGATTTATGCGTAGTGATAGTGATTTTGACCCCATTACATTAATTAATTTTAATGGTATATTCCAGCAAGTAGAAACAGAACAAAAAACCAGTACTGGTAAAAAAGCTACTGATCTACCAGATACAGAAAGCAGATCCTTATGCTTCCAGATCATATCTGTGCCTAGTAACTACAACGATATATCAGATGAAATAATAGAACGTACAGCCACCAGTAAAGGCTATGCTAAAAATCTTATTAAAATATGGATCAATAAAGGATGGATTATTAAAAATAAAGACAATAAATATGCTACCCGTTAACTTTTTTACCTTTGTATTTAAAGTATTCTACTTTTTTTATTTAACCTTTATAATTATACCCATTGCTGTTACGTATGCAATATTAATAATGATGGCTGCGTTTTGTGAATGGATTGTAGAAATTTCAATAGTACCCAAAAAAAAATACTAATGGTTAGTGATGTCAGTACAAAAAAAAGCAGTCAAGATTTTTTAGGTCTTGGCTGCTACTGACAAATAAACCCCGAAGGATTAACTTTTTTCACCCCAAATATACCAATTTATGACAAACAAACAAAAAATCTATGTTATCATCCAGCAACGTAAACTGGTAAGTTTACAAGATTTATACGATATTACAAATATGGATCGTATGCAGATGCTTACAGCTGTATCCCATTTAGTAATTAGACGCAAAATAAAGGCTTTAACACAAGATAGTGTCAGATACTTTGCCATTAAAGATAAACCCCTATAATATGTCTAAAAAGCTGTTTACAGCCATAGTTTTTATGGCTGGTGGTGTGCCACCCAGAAAGTATCGTAATATTAACAATATCCCCAATTTTGTTAAATTTTGCCAAACGTTTGATAGTGAATATGTTAACCTATACGATAAGGTCAATAAAGTATTTGTAGAAAGGATTTACATAAAAAAAGGGGTGTAGAAACACCCCTCGCTTACCTTTGTCTATTTTAATTTATACACCCAAACTACGATAAAAATAGTGATTTTTCCGCAGACCTACGTGCTGTTAGTCCTTTATTGACTACACCACCACTATATGTCCACCTATCAAATTGTGCAGCTACTGTGTTAATATCTGCACCACTATTCAATAATTCTAATAAAGTACTGTCTGCAAATGCACCCCTACCAATATTGTAGGAAAAACTAGATAATGCCAGTAACTGGTTATCTGATATTGGTACATTTACTTTGCTTTGCACATAGGCAAAATCTTGCTGTGCTTCTTGTAATAGCCAATTTTTGGCTGTTGCCTTATCTATTACATCTGTTTTAGCTACTGGTCGTTTCTGATCCCAGTTGTATTGCGATCCATAACCCACGCTATAACCAGTACGATCCCAATAAGGGACTGCGTAGAATCCCTCAAAACTGCTAATAATGTTAAATAAGCTATCACTAACAGTAGCAAAAGCTGTATTGTTTAATGCAGTAGCTATGCGTTTTCTAAGCATAAGTAATATGATTAAGGTAACCACTACACCAGTTGCTACTTTTTGGTTTCTGTTCATACATTATTTTGCGTCTTGACTAGCACCACCCAATAAAAATGTAGCTATACCAGCCACAGCTTGTCCAATTACTTGAATTTTACCAGTACCAGATACTGCAAAGTAACCACCAATGGCAGCTAATAAGCCGAATATTGTTGTTTTTGGATTCTTCATTTATCTAAATTTTTGATTTTTTTAATATTGTACCAGATAGTTGTTACACCTACACCAGCACTTACAAATGCTAATCCTAGCTTTGTAGCGTCTGTAAGGTCAACAAATGTAAGAACGTAGGCAGTTAAGCTAATAACTGCACCGCCTATGCTATTTTGATCTACGTTATGATTCTGTATCATCTTTAATTAGTTCTTTAGCAATCACATTAAAAGCATTGGACACAGCTAATACAGATTCTGCATTTTCAAATACTCCACGCTTAATGGATTGATCTATTAATTGTTTAATAAGTTCTAGGGCTTGTTTGTTGTTCATTTGTTTGTGTATTAAAGGTTAAAAAAGTTATATTAAGGTAATGTTTAATTGTGTAGCACCCCACGTGTATGCGTAGTCATTACTAGCTGGACTACTGCTATATGTTGCGTAGTCATCACCAGTCATTGTTAAACTACCACCAGATAAATTTATATTGTCAGCACTAAATAATTGGTAATTAAAATTAGCACTTGTACTAAGATTATCAGATGTACCATATAAATAAAATAAGGTAGCTTCAATCATTGTTCCATTGTACCATATTGATACTGGTTGTATTTGTTTCATATTAATTTATATTATTTCTTACTAATTTTTCGTTAAGTTCTTGAATAGCTTTTATATATACTGCGTGTAATTGATCATAATTAATAC